ATTGCTGATTTCACTCCATTTGCCCATATGTGTGATTACTTTATCCCCAATTTTGACATCTTGTATTTCTACAATTCCCTTGTCTGTGTATATTTTTGTTCTTGGACACAAACACGAAACGCCAATCCCAGTAAACATTTTTTCGCCAAGCTCTGCATAAACTAAAGCCATAGCCTCGTTAATTGGTCGTGCATCAACTTTGTGTCCTTTTTCGCTCTTGAAAGCTTTAAATATAGCTTCCAAAATTTTTCTGTGATAATCGGCATCTGTGTTTTCGTTAATTGCATTCGCTGGAACTGAATAACATAAAATTTCTCCGTCTTTTGAAATTTCGTCCAATAGACTGTGAATCATAATGCTCATGATCTGAAATGCGTCACGTTCATGCGGGTTTACGCAACCATCTTTCATTGGTCTCTTTAGATCTACATTTCTCATTGTGTAAGCCATGTTAATGGCTGCTTCGCCGAGAGCGTAAGCCACGTTGGCGTCTTCCCGATGAATTAATGGAACTCCAGATTTCTTCATCATGTTAAAAACAAAGTCATTCTCAAGTTCCATCTCAAGAAAGGCGTTTACTTCTCTTTTGTAAACGAAATTTCCTTCTGCATTTCTTTTGCATATTACTAAATTATATGTTCCCATGTCTGCACCAATTGCCATTATTCCCCCTTGTGTTTCTTGCCAAGTTTAGATTGACTGATTTTTCTTTTAGTTTCTTCAGATCTTTTAATTCCTGTTATTGCATTTCTTATTTTAAGTTTTGTTTCACTTGTCCAACGATTTTTGATGTCAATGCTTTGCCCGACGTAAATCTTGCCGTTGATTTTATTTTTGATTCCGTAGATTCCGATCATTTATTGTCTATTCCAAATTTAAGTTTAGTTCCAGAAAAGAAATCAGGGATCATTGGATCAGCATCCTTTTCTTTCTCTTCTTCATCCACAGAAACACTTTGTGCATTTATTGAATTAGCTGTCACTTGACCATCAACTGTAATATTGATGTTAAGTGTAATTTCTATCTCCCCTTCTTTCGGGACGATTCTAATTTGCGTCTTTGGTTGTTTGACTATCTGTGGCATAATGATATTTACGACATCCAAACACCATTTTATTTGAAGTTACAATTCTATAACAGCGACAATTGCATCAAAGTCATAATCAAATACTTATTTTTCTGTCTTAGAAGCCAATTTATCAAATGCAGAAAGTATAGAATTTGCAGTTATTCCAGAACAACATGGAACTTTTGGCTCTTCTTTAAGTTTTGGACATTTGCCCCAATCATAACACCCAGAGTATTTTAATGGACATGGACCTTGGACTAATTCTACGTTTGGATAATGCAAAGAATATGTTGGGCCGTTAACGAATGTAAACATTCCAACAACAGGCTTTTTCATTCCTCCTGCTGCATGAAAGTGAGATGTGTCAACGCTTACAATAAAATCAGCTTGATTTATTACAGAAAGCCATTTTCTTAATCTAAGGCCATGAATTGTTGGTATGTCGTTTTTTAAAAATCCATATATAGGCCCTCCATGAAGTCCAGTGACAAAAAACCCACGATCACGAAGACCATTAGTCACTTCAACCATCAATTCGTCTGTTAGATTTTTATTGTGCATGGCTGAAATTGGAGCCAATACAACTATTTTTCCATTTCTGTCTCTGTGTTTTTCTAATATGTCTTTTCCATCTTTCTTTTCCTCTTCAGAAATTTGAAAGTGCATTTCATGACTTGTAAGATTTACTCCACAATGATTAGCCCAAATATCACTTCTGTGCTTTCCAGACATAGGAGCCATTGTCATTTCCCAACGACCGCAAGCCGTTGTTGTATTGTAATGCACAATGTAATCATGATAGTTGACAGAGTTTGAATCAAGAATTTTGTCTATGAAAGGATGATCAATTAAAGCGTCATGGTAAATACTTGGACAAGAAAAATGAATTTCTACATTTGGCATAAGCTTCTTAAAATCTTCAAACATCATTCTGTGCATTAGAATATCGCCTAGACCGCCACATCCTCTTTGAATTAAAACTTTTTTTCTTTTGTTGTAAAAATCACGAAGGCCAAGAGTGGGCTTTACTTGTTCTGGTCTTTTATAATCGATACGTTTTCGAATAGGCAATTTTGATTTTACTACTGGCATTTTCTAATAGAGTCTAAACAAAAAAAAATGGACACGGTTCCTAAAAACCGTGTCCAAGTAATTTTTTAGTTGTTAATAGTCAATTAGCTAGTTGGTGTAGACTTGATGGATGCCATCCAGTTAGCTGAAGAAGTTCCGCTAGAAGTCTTAAGTCTCAACAAAGTAATTGCAAGGTCTCCGTTGTTGAAGATTTGGCTTTCACCTGCATTTAGCGTAAATGTAACATTAACGTCACCGTTCAATTCGCCTGTAACAGACTTTGTTCCGTCCAAGTTTTGAATTTGCAAGAATCTTGCTGGTCCACCGTATGTGGTAACAAAATCGATTGCGTTTCCAGATAGTGCTGTTGTCAATGTAACAGTTGCACCCTTAACGAATGTATTTTCTTCTGGGATATCGCTGTAAACTGATCCGTCATCTGTAACAACGCTAATGAAAGCTTGCTCATGAGATACTTGTGGGTAAGCAAATCTCTTCCAGTAGTTGCAGTCAGTGAACTGATCGCCGTCTTTCAAAAGTCTGTAGGTTTTGTTAGGTCCAGCAACATAAATCTGACGTTGCTTTGATATTAAGAATGCTGATCCAAGCTGACCATAGCCGCCGTCAGCAGGATGAGTTGATGGATCGAGATCCAATTTCCCCTGATTTACGTTTTGTAGTTGTACTTTAAATACCGACATGTTTACTCCATGTTTTCTTAATTTGTGTATTGTCCGTCACAATTATATATGCAGGATGTTTATTTTTGGTAGCATCAATTTATACAAACGTGTACCTGCTCCTGTTGGAATCAAATGTGTTTCAACTCCAGCAGATGCCGCCTGCCACAAACCAACAGATTCTACTCCCATAACTAAGCCAGAATTATTTACGTCTGTGTCACACTCGCAATACATGCCTTTTGATGTGGCTATTCTTTTCAATTTTTCTATTTTGTCTTTTTCCAAAGGTTTAGTAGGATGAGATCCTTTGGTTATTATCACGCATTTGGTTGTTTTTTCTGGCGTTTCAGGTTGTAGTCCAAAATTTGTAAGACCAGCACTGATGATAAAATCTTCAATTGGATGAGTAGATCCGTTGCATCGTAGCTCTGAAATGTGTGCAAAATCATTTTTTCTTATTTTAAGCTCTGATATCTTTAGAACGTGATTACATTCTTTAAGAAATTCAATTTTATCGTCTTTGCATCCTATGTAAATCACAAGATCTGGAAACTCTCTCTCCAATATTGGTTTGAGATTTTTCAGTTGTAAAAGGTATTCGTCGGATATTCCAAAATAACAAATGCAATAGTTATTAGCTATTTTGGAATATTCAGTAAAACTTATCATAAGATAATATAAGATGAACGATCAAGAAAAATCAAAAATGGGCACTAAAACTTTTGTTAGTTTTTGCCAACAATTTGGAGAAGATGTATATTCACAAATTCTTTTAGAAGAATTATTCAAGGGGTTGATCCATGAAGAGACTTTATTTGTATTTGGCGAGCCTATCCAAGGAGGGGATGAAGCTGGTGACAGTTCTACAGAGCGAATCTGCGACAAAGTCGAAGTTGACGGATTTATCGATTCTGAATCTTCCGATTGCTTGGGAACGCCGGATCTCTCAGATTATCCATGAAAATAGAATGTTGTATGAACCTTGGGTGGAAACTGCTAAAGATTACAACGAATTGGCGTCACGTCTTAAATCAAGAGGTTATTCAAACATCACAATGGGAGCTATTCCTTTATTGGAATTTAAAGCGTATTGCGATGCACCTATCGCTGACACAAATTCATGCAAAGTTGTCAAGACGATGCTTAGAAAGCAACAGTAGTATTGCAAAAATATTAAAAATTCAGTATAATAAAATAATGTTTGAAAACATTGTGATTAATGAACAAAAAGACTATCAAAATGGTTTTACTAAAATTGTCATGAAGGCAGAATTAGAAGGACAAGTATACGCCACATCTAGGTGTCTTACAGATGAATTTCTTACAGATGATTTAAATGACGAAATTATCAGAAGTATGAAACAAGAACTTTCTGATTTTGTCAGAAGATTTCCTGCACATAGATTCAAAGGAATTTGGGGTGTCGAATCCAGCCAAGGTATTAGTTCTTGGACCGAATACAACCAAGACATTAGATCTTGGAATAATTTTGAGGCCGAGTCCAGACTTGCAGAAAGAATGAATAGAGATTTTTTAGGAACTATGTATAACTCCATAGATTCAGAAGACGATTCTCGTTGCAATTGGAAGAAAGAAGGTTTTTAACAATTTTCATTCTTCATTTTTGTTTATCTTGACGCAAAATCTTGGTAAGTAAAATTCTCCTGATTCGACTTCAATTTGAATTCTTTTTTCTTCTACTGCAATAATAGTTCCACCTTCTTCTATAAATTCATCGATCAAAGATTCGGCATCATTATCTGTGTCCACTTTTTCCATAAGTTTGTTTTTGCTTACTTTTGTTCGTACAGATTTTCCGACATACTTGTCATATGGGTTTTCTTGATCGATACCAAGATTAAAGAAACTGGACAAGTCTTTTTGTTCTGCTATCCAGTTTTTAAAATCTTGAAGTGAAATTTTCTTATTTTTATCCATTGGGTTCCTCCCCATTAACGAAAAAGTTTAAAGCATCCATTTCAGAATTTATATATGAAGCATTAAAGTAATCTCCGGCATCAGAAAAATCAACAACATTAACTTCTTTATCTTTTTGATGTGTTAGCCAGTAGAGATTTGCATCTATAATTTCTTTTGATCGTATGTGTTGAGGATATGTCCATAATCCATTCTCAAGCCTCACTGCATAATCACGTTCTTTTTCAAATGACTCATCACAGCACATCAACATTAACTTATCTACGCCGAATTGATACGCCAATCCTATAGCCGCACAAACAGGGTTTCTGTAGTCATCTATAAAGTATTTCTCGCTATATTCCGCTCCGAATGATTCGTCTGGAGTAGGATAATAGACATACACATCATTCTTGTATGATTGAGTAAAATTATAGTTAGTTCTGATTGAAGAAACGCAAATCGGATAATACCCATTTTGCTTTGGAAGGAAGTTGGAGCACTCGTGATATGGATTGTTTACAACATAGGCGTTTATGGATTTTTTTCCTGTAAGTTTCCAGTCCTTTAGGGAGCCATTAATTGCCAAAACGCAAACATCTGAAGGCATCTGGGTAATAATTTCATGTCTTTTTGCAAAGCTATATCCGTCAGATACAATTACTATCTTACTAAATGAAATTCCTTCATCAGCAATTTTTGGTCTTATTGAATTTACTTGTTCATTTCTAACTATCAATCCATAATCTTTTTGATCGTACAAATGCGACACAGTGATTGGAGTATTGTTATCTTTGGTAAAGTTGCGTACCCATATTCCGCCACCAAGAATATATTCATTAGTGAAATGTTTTTTAATTTTCATTTATTGCCTATCATCATCAAATTAAAACAAGAATTTTCAACAGCTTTCAAGCCTACCATCTCGTAAATAACCGTGCCAATGTTCAATCCAATTGAGGCTTGGGGTCAATGTTGGCTTTTCTTTTGTTCCAGACAATTGCCATGAATGCCTTGCGTGATTGTTTTCAGGATGTTTTACTGCCCATGAAATTCCTATCGAGTAATCCGCAGATTCTTCATCCAATTCACCACGCAATTGGTCCGGCTTTGCCGCATACACCTGTCTCCATGTCAATGGCATTTTAATGTAAACATTTACAACATTTTCTGTAAACGACTGATTTCCACTTTCATCCCACTCATAATAAATGCCACCTTTTCCGAAATCGCTGGCTTGTGATCCGAATTCAAATACCTTGCAGTCACACGATTCTCTTGATATGTCTTCCATCATTAACCTCTGTAATTAAATTGCAAGTTATTTGATACATGGCACGATCATCACGCATGAACCATTTTCATTTTGTTGCATAATTTGATCCATAGTGATTTTTACTTCAATTGGAGCACCACGATAAACTACTTCCATTTCTGGCATTTTGTCTGGAAATAAAAGTGGAATTCCAAAATTTTCTGGCATAGAAATAGGAATTGAGATTGGCCCTTCAAGAATGATTTTGTCTGGAAGGTTGCTTTCTAAAATGATCTTGTTTGGAATTGGCGTTGGTATTTCCAGAATAATTCTTTCTGGCAATGTGCTTTCTACTTTTAGCAATACTTCTGTATTGACATGTATAGGAATTGGACCGCCTTTATAAACTAAATCAAACTCTTCTGGCAACTCACTGCCATCCAATCTAATCGAAGTCGGAATTGGATCATCTGGTCCATAAATTTTGATATCAGGTATTTTAACTTCACTCGAATCAATCTTAATCCTGTCGATCATGTTTGATGTGTCAAACGTGATTTTTGGCATATCTGGTGCAATGATTCTAATTTCAGATGGCAACCCAACTGGTTCGTATTCTACAGTCATTGTGCCAGATGCTTGAAATAAATCAGCAAACTCAGTTCCAAATTCATTTACGATAGATGGATCTGCGGTAAAACGCTGAGGCGATCTGACTTGCCTCGCCATTGTCAAAGCCACTTCCATATTAGGAGGCATACCCCAATCAACTTCTAGCCTTGGTAAATCTGAAGCATCTAATGCAAGTACGATACTTGATTGTGGCGGCACAATTACAATTGTTGGAGGAATAGGAGGATCAATGATGATAGTTGGAGGAATTGGAGGTTCAACTAAAATAATTGGAGGAATCTCAGGTCCGGTAATTTCAATTGTGCTTGGAATGTTTACGTTGCTAAATCCAGTAATCACAATTTGACTAAAGAAGCTGGGGCCTTCAATTACAGAAGGGATTGGTCCAATTTGACCTTCTATTGAAATACATGGAACAACCAGTGGCGGCAGATTTATGTCTGGTTCTGGAACAGTACATGGAACAAAAGTGAAATCTGGAAATTCAGGTATTTCTGGAATAGGAATAGTAAATGTACGTCTAATTTGTGGTGGCGGCTCTGATGATTCTTCACGTTCAATTGGAGTTTGAATTATTTGGCATTTATCATTTGTAACCGTAACAACAGGGTCCACATTTGAATTAACAGCGTATCTGTGGGTTCCTTCAAATTCTGTTGTTGTAAAAGATCCGTCTCCGAAATCAAGTCTATAGCTGTTTGTATTTCCAACAATCTGTATTAGATATGTTGCTAATTTTCCTGTGACTGGATTGTCTTCAATAACATTGAATGTGAAGTTAATGTCAGGACAATCAAAATCATCAAAAATTACCTCTAATGCTTCAAGGTTTCTAATTCTCCAATCCAATGTTGGTCTGCGAGGATCAAAATTATAGCCAATAAAGTTTTCTGTTTTAAGAATAGCATCTACCATTTGATTGTGGTGTTCTGCAACAACAAAACTTCTTATCCAAGTTCCTCGTGTGTTAAATTTAGTGTGTTCTCCACCTAGATTTCTAGCACACTTTTTAAGTTTATTGACCTTGTTGTCGCTGTTTTTGCTAACATCATCATAATACAGAAGTTCTCCGTCAATATTAGCAAATCCATTATTTGGCCAAATTTCAGGTTTGTCTGCCGCAACAGGAATGATGTATATTTCTTGAGACCATGCAGAATTGTCTGAACATAGCTTTGTTTCAGTTGTGTTGTAGACTAAGAATAATGTGTAATCATTATCTATCGCCTTTGGATATACTGGTACAGGAGGAAATGTCATTGTTTATACACCTTTTGTTGCAATTGATGAATCTGTTAATTTATACCAGCCATCCATTGCTCTCCTTCTGGACGAGGTGCTAACAATTTGAAGCTTAAGTCTATTTCACTAAATTTTACAAATGCGTTTTCACTATAGTCGAAACTCAAATACGCTCTATGATCACTATCCGAAGCAACAAGAAGCGTGTTTGATGAATTATCATATCCCTGAACATTTGTGTCTTGTAGCCTTCTATAAAGTGAAGAATTTACTCCGGGTCCGCCAGTTGACCAAGCTGTTGCAGTATCATCAAATTTAGAAATAGACCCAGTGTTGTTCAAAAAGTATATACCAGTGCTCAAGTTTGTTAATTGTCCTTCTGTTTTGGTTGGACCTTGAATATCTTGCATCTTTCTTATAGAAATAAAAGGATTAGATATAGACCCTTCTGTTCTGTAAAAATTCTTTATTCTAAAAAATGGACCAACTCCATCATTTCTTGCAAAATATCCTGTACTATCTTTCCAAGCACTTCTATAGACGCTGAAATGTCCATATGTACTATCTCCGCTGCCATCGTAAACTGCTGGATTGGAATTTAGCTCTGCGGCACCATTGAAATAATTGCTGTCAGTAAATGTTGTACTTGATGTTGTCAATCCAGACAATTCTAGTGCTGTTTTTGATGTATTTGTATAGGAAGTGAACGGAAGTCTGGTTGGAGTGTCTCCAAAGGCAAAATAAGAAATTGATGGAGAATTTATATTAAGCCAATTCCATTGTCTTGTAATTGATGGTCTTGTTATGTAAGTCCCAAGGAATCCGTTAAATTCCCTGACATTTATTACTTCGCTTGATATTGGATCTGATTCATTTCTGCCTCCAGCCCAATAAAGCATTGCTGTTCCGCCTTGACCAGAAGCTAATGTTCCTCGTGCTGCAAAACCAGTGTTTCTATTAAACTCAGAAATCTGTTTTTCCGATTCTGGTAAAGACATCAAAAAATCATCGTTTCTAGTAACTGCCAAATTGTTTAAAGAATTCACTTTAAATGTTTCGCTAATTAATCCATATTCATATGATCTTACGGTATTTGCGTCAGTAAACACCCATAACCATAAATTGTAGTTTTCAACAATATCAACAGATTCATTGTAAGTTGTTATTCTGTAGGCTTGGAATTCTGTATCAACTCTTAATTTCAAATCGTAGATTCCACCAACACTGTATGATGCTTTGGTTTCAGGAGAATTTGGATGCAACAAATCATCTCCTAGAGACCAGTTGTATGAAATTATAGGATCAAAAGGAATGTTTGAATCATTAAGTCGTTCTCCAGAATATGAATATCCTAAATTTGATGGATTTTCTCCAGAAGGAACTTCAATATGAATCAATGTGTTAATTGGAGAACGAATCTTTGGAACTGTTTCAAATGAACCATCTGATAAACCGTTTGGAGGAACACCGGGTTGTGTTTCTTGATTTGATGTGTTTTCAATGAATCGAATAATGGCTTTATCTGGTGCTTTAACTCTGGCATTGATAAATTTTGGAATAACAATAACATCAGAACCAAATCCGTTTTCCACAGTTAGCTTTACATCATATATTCCCGGCTCTTGGTAGCATTTTTTTATGGTTCCACCATCTTTATCTCTTACAATTACATTAACCGCACTTTCTGGGACCATGCTTGTTTCGCTAATTAACGAAACAATTGAAGTCGTGTTATCGCCAAAATCCCAAGTTAATTTCACTTCTCCGGCATCGCCATCTGTTCCAAGTCTAAAACTTAAGTCTTTGAAAGTTACGCAAAAAGGAACAATTCCAATTCTCTTGTCTGCTGCAAACCAAGCTTTTGGCTGCAATACAAATCTTCTCAGGAAATTTATCCTTCCTTCTAGCGTTGGTCCAAATGGTTCTATGTCTTCTGTTCCTTTGACTCCACAAAACTCTTGTATAGCAATTAATGTGTCTTTAAGATTGTTGTGATGGTCAGCCATCACATTAACAGTTATGTTTGTGATTCTTTTAATCTTTTGAACATCTGTAAATCCTTCTAATATTGTCAAATTTGAAAATACAGTTTCTTCTGCATCAAACGATTCATAGCGGAAAGATATTGCTCTGTTTTCTAAATCAGTACACTGGTCTGTCAATGTAATTTGTCCAGTTGGAGGAATTCTTGCTACAACCAAAAAGTCTCCTTCTGCGTAAATTGATGTATCTCCGGGATTATAATCGACAGAAAGTCTTAACCTCAGAGAATCATGTACCAAGTACAGATTATTATCTGAATCAAAACTTTCTGGATAAAGAGGGACTTCTGGTATTGTCATTTATTTCCTTAAATTACCACTAACTGTTCTGGCAATTGATGTTTTTTTAATCTTCCATTACTGAACTGTATAAGTTCAGTGACAATGTAACTTCCCGGAAGACTATAGATGTGACTAATTTGATGAATATCTGGATCTTGTTGAGTAAACGTTGCCCCATCTCCAAATATCCAGTTTCTTTGCACAACATCTCCATCCGTTTGATCTACAAATATAAACTCTTTTGCTGTGACACTGTGCTGTGTGGCATATTCGCTAGAATATGGCAAGTCAATTGAATCAACATAAAAGAATGGCGGAGATTCTTCTTTGTCGACGTTAATGTAATTGGTTTTTGTGACAATTCCTTGAGCACCTGTTGTTGTGACTACATTTAATTTTACTGTATACTTTCCCTCAGAAACATATGTGTGCGTAGGACTTTTTTCCAATGATGTTCCGCCGTCTCCAAAATCCCACAAAAATCTAGCAATATGTCCTGTTGTAAAATTTTGAAATCTAACCTCAAGAGAAGGTGATCCTTTAATTGGAAAAGCTCTAAACAATGGTTTAGGAGCCAAAAATCTGATTTCTTGTTTTTTCAATATTCCATTTAAAGATTTTGATTCTGGAAATTCTTTAACACCGAGATCAACTTCCATATTGATTATTGCATCTTTTATAGCGTTGTGATGTTCTGCAACCACAGAATTAGAAACCCAACTTTTTACGGCTGGCCAAAAATTTATTTTTGATCCAGCATAGCCTCTTCTAAGTTGTTGAAATGTATTGCTTGTTTTCTTATTGTAATAAATCAATTCGTATTCTCCAGCTTCCCCCGGAAGAGGACCGATTCTCAATTCTCCTTTGTCTGGAAATGATGATGTATCTTCAACAATGATTGTCTTTCCATTGTAAGTAAAAGTTTGTTTTAGAGAAACAAACGAATTGTTTGTTGCCTCAAACAGCACATGCTTGTCATCAAGGGCTTCTGGAAACAAAGACAACATTCCTGACGAGTAACCTTCGTCCAAACTTGATATGCGATCTATATTTGCCATTTTTATTCCTTATCCTGTTACTTGTGCTTTTGTTTCTACTTGTGGCGGTTTTGCTTGTGAAATCATCTTCTTTTGAATATTATCAATCAATTTTACAACATGTTGTTTTACAACAGAATCTTCTCCAAGGCACAATACTGTTCTAATAAATTCTGGTTCCAATGGACGTTGTAAAATTACTCTCAAATTAAATTCTTCAAGCAATTTTTCATTCCACATCTCCCTTTGAGCTTCGTCATCGTCCATGGGCTTTATTTCTTCGTAATTTTCAACAATTTTTTCATACGCAGAAGCCAGAAAGGCCAATTCTTCGAGAACACATCTAAGTTTTTTATTAACTTTTCTGGCTGATAAAATCAGGGATTCTTTATCACGTTGCAGTTTTCTTATATTTATCTCATACTCTTGAGAATTTAAATCTGTATGTTCATTCTGTTCTTTAGCTTCTGATCTGAGCACCCTGTTTTGTCTTTCAATTCTGATATCAAACAATTCAAGAGTATCTTCAGCGTCTTCAAGCTGTTTTCTGTAAGAATCGACAGTTTCAACTCTCGCTTGCATTTCCCGAACAATTTGCCATAATTGGGCTTGAGCAGTTGGCTCTTTGCCAATTACGAATTTTTCAAGCTGAAAAAATGTGTGGCGATCTGGAAGATCGACTTTGTTTAAAATCATTTCGATTTTTTCAATAAGTTCGGTTGACAAATTTACCTCCATATGTTTGTTTAATATAGTGATGTTGCAAAGAGTTACTCAGTTTTTGGCTAAAAGAAAAATTTGATATGAAAAATTACAGTGGTTATAAAAATTTGATTATTGATCTTGATTCAATAAAAGATTTTGTTAGTCTGATTAAAGACGATGTGCTAGATTTCATGAAATGCAAAGTAACTTTTAGGGAGTATTACATATGGGCAAATTAGATTATGCTTGTGGGTATTTGTCAGGTGGCATGGAATACGTTAAAGATCACGGCGTCGAGTGGAGAAGGAAGTTTATTAAACTCATTGCAGAATCTGGGATTAAAATTGACTTGATCGATCCGACTGATAAGCCGGGCGGCTATGATGTCAAAATCGGAGAAAACAAAGCTTACCAAGAAACACTTCAAAAAGAAGGTCGTTGGGAAGAGCTTCGTCAGTACGTGAAAGCATATCGGAGATACGATTTAAGGTTTGTGGACATTTCTGATTTTTTGGTTGTTGTTGTAGATCCAAAAATTCCACAATGGGGAACATCAAATGAGGTTTATACTGCTGAGCAACAACATAAGCCTATGTTCTTCATCTGTGATGGTGGTTTGGCAAACTTCCCAAGATGGTTATTCGATGTTGCAGATCTTGATAATCCTGCCAAAAACAAGCGATGCAATGTGTTTCAGTCTATAGAAGAAGTTGTTGCAGAATTGGTGTCTTTGGATATTGGAGTGCATCCACTGAGCGATGAATGGGTTTTAGTTAGAAAAAACTTGGAAATTCAACGTCTAAAAACCACATCGACGCCAATCTAAAATTGGCTCTATCTTTTTGATTTTTTTTTGGAGGAATTTGAACTGAATTGTTTCTATCGACGAATCGAAAACCCAAATTTAAAACAGTAAAATTATCATCATGCCAACCGACAGAAATCAAAAAAGCGGTATTAATTGTTACATTATTTAATTTGATTTTAAGATTTTTTCTTGTAGGTTGTTCTACAAATTCAATCCAGTTTACAAATTGATTTGAGCGGAATTGGATCGTGCAATGCAATGTAATGTTCCTCTTCTGTAATGATTCATTCTGTTTTCTGTTTCAAAAATGTAATCATTTTCATATTCTATAGCAATGTTTGTGGCAAATAAATCAGATAAAATGTAATTTTCATCTTCATCTAGTATATTAATCGTCCATCCTTGGTCTTGGTTCATGAAATTTCTTTCTATGTAATTCTCATTCCGACTATTCCTTTAAATACAGCTTTCTTTTCAATAGCATCTATGCACCAGAAAAGCTTTGCTATTTCAAAATCATTCATCCCCTCTTTAATCATAGGAGCTTCAGAAAAATCTCCAATCTCTTGAAAGAATTTTGTGTTAATTACAACACCGTTAAGTGAGCTAGACGCAAAGTCGTATCTTTGCTCGATAACAGGAAAAAGAATATCCTTTTCTGATTTTGCAAACATCTCTATTTTCTTTTCGAGATATGGTCTTATGCGGCTTCCTCCAAACATCAACAAAGCCCATTCATGTTTAATTTTCTTCATTCCAAGATTAATCAAACTTGTAATTGTGTCTTTGCCTTTGTATGTTGGACACATTTCTTTGAATTCTTTCATATCAGCAGTGTTGGCATCGTCGCCAACTATAGCGATTGACTCTCTATTGTAAGAATTATGTTTTATTGAGCCTATACTATTTTTGATCCCGGCAATATTTCTATCGGGGGATAGGATTATAAATCCTAGATCCATGTTGCGTCCTTAAATAAATGTGATATCGTAATCAATTTTTATTACATCATCTTCTGATATTGCAGAAGATAAGGCAAATTCGCCATTTACTGAGTTTGAAACAAATGACAGTAGAGTCCATGGGTCATCAGTAAGTGGTCCGGGTGCATAAACTTCTATGTCTTCAAAAATTCTTACTCCATTTACATAAACACGTAAACTTCCATCAACAAATGGGCTTGGGACTGAGTCTACTGTGTAATTGATGTAATCTGGGTCCATCAAATTGACATCAACTGGAGTAGATCCATAGAAATGTCTATGAGCGGCAGTTGATGGAAATCCAAGTTCAAATGTAAGAATGTTTGGAGCGGTTATAATTGGAACAATACTACTTGATGCTTGTAATTCAATGACTCCACCATCAAATAATATAGTAGAACTGCCGTCTACGTCAATCTGAATTGACAAATTTGTAGCTTCTTCTGAAATTAAATCTAACTTGTCAGATTGAGATTTAGTCATTCTAACATAATTTAATGTATCTGCATGATTTTCTATACTATGAAAAGCATCGTCAATTGCACTGGACTTTAAAGAACCATCTGAATTTATAGATTGATTCAAACGATTAGATACAGATCCTTGAGTGCCTATAGCATCCCGAATTTGTTCCAATAAATTGTCTACAGATAAATTGATTAAATTCTGACGCCTTAAGATGTTCTTAAGAGGTAGATTGTCTATCTCCCAATGATAAGGATCTTGAGGATGATATAAAACCTCGGGTATTAATTCTATGCGTGGGATAGCACACCTTCCTTAAATAAATATCCCCAGCGTTTTCCGCTCAGAATTTTACTTATAACAGAACAATCTATGTTGAATTTATTAGACAAATTGGACTCCTTTAATGACTCTCAAAACACTGCTTTGATTGATATTTAGTGTTTGTCCCGATCGGGATATTATTTGTCATTTAAGTTCTAATCTTCATAAAATATCCCGATCGGGAATATAATTTACTAGATGAGTATTTATTTGTTATTGGAACTTATGAGAACCTACAGCATTTGTCATTCGAAGATAACCTGTAGCAACTCTTATAAATTGGTTATCTGGAACTTTATTAATTGCATCAGATACAATTCTTACTATAAATTGTTTGAATTTATCGGGAGTCAATTGTTCTGACAAATATGCAGCCTGTTGTTCGGCAGACATTTTACTCATGTCTAAATTTAATCTAGGGGCTGTTTCCCAATCTTGTTTTTCAGGCTGAGTAGGCTGAGTAGGATTATCTCCTGAAAAATTTTCCATCCAAATGTCATATTGATTTTTACAAAATGACTCATGCTTTGTTAAATGTTGATTCTGATCATTATTGTTTGTGAAATACATTTTGCTCCTATTTTCTTAAGTTAGATTGGTTGACCAATCTCGACACTGTGCTTTGATTGATATTTAGTGTTTCTGAAATGATTTTTTGAGAAACTCCTTGTGAGTTCATGTCAACTACCTGTCGCTTTTTATCTTTTGTAACTCGTGGTTTTTTAAGCTTTGGTCTACTGAGACCAAGATGACCCCATTGTTCTCCAGATAAAACAGCAGAGATGTTAGATGCTCCAATTTTCTCTGCTATTTCTTTCTGCAACATGCCTTCATCCCTCATTCTAAATATATCATGAACCTTATCTTCTGTAAGAATAGATCCAGAATGGTCTTCTCCTCGATGTGGCTTTTTTGTATATCCGCTGGTTTCTGTTTTATACTTGAAGCAATCCCATTCAATATGTGGCTTTATCATATCAATGAAATCAAAGTATGAGTTGCGACCAATGTAAATTTTGTATTGTCCTTCTTTTCTACCGCTAGTTTTTTTGTGACTATTTATTCCAATATCTTCTTTAAGTCTATTGATCAAAAAATCTACTTCATCAACCGTAAAGCTTTGTGTATTTAACTCAATGTTAGCATCTTTTTGGTTATTGCTGCCGTCATCCATGTGCCAAATGCACAATGTAAGTGGCGTCAGTTTGATGTCTGTAGGAACTATCTTACGTCTTTTGAATCTATGATGATCTGTGCGAGGTACATACCACTTAGATTCTAATTTTTCCCAAAATCTTAAATTGTGAGTATAGAAAACATAACGATCAAACAATTTATCTTCTGCATAACCAGCATACGGAAACATTTTGTTTGCCAACACAGAAGACTCTCTAAATGATACAGAAAAATCATAGAAATGTTTCATAAAAAAATCAATATATGATTTTTTATCATATTCTTTGTGATCTGTTTTAGATTGTTCGATCTGAAAACGGCAAGATTCTCCGTTTTTCCAATTCTTCACTATCGTTCCGTCACCAAGCATAGATCCAGTGAAAATCTGTAATTGTTTTTCATTAAACATGATCGCCTCCTTAGCGATATGCATTATTGCAGATTACAGAAATTTTGTCAATATGGTCCTCTAAATAAAACTTAAGCGCCAATTGAACGTAATTTGCATGTCTTCTGTTTTGTTAAGATCTGCAAATGTAGTCATACTGTATAAATCTCCATTAGCCATTTGTAGAGCCATTTCATTTAATGTGACCCCTACAATCTCATTAAATGATATTACAGAAGTTAATATAACCTGTGTTGGAATTGAACCATCAACACTGGCTATTACAGGTTTAGAAAGCCTAGTCACGCCAAATAGTCCTTCTCGACCAGCGTTCACGTATTTCTTTACTCCACTTTGAGTTCCTCCATCTCCAAACAACATTCGAGTGATGTAAAATTGATAGCTATCTCCAATTTGATTTGCTAAACTCCTACAAAGAGCACGTCTTCCTGTTAAAAGAATTGTGTTATTGACGTTGAGTATTTCTCGTTTGCCATTTTTCCATTCTTTAATAACGTCCACATCTCCCAATGCAAATATATCGCTGTTCATTATAATGCCACTCCTTCTTCGGTGTTACCAGATCTATTTTCAATTGTGAAAGAGACGCCCTCTTCCTGACCTACATTTTCTTGCATCCCTGTTCCGCCAGAAGACAGTGCAACAATTGCTAAATTTCCAACTGGATCTGAAATTGTTCTAATTACTGGATCATGTCCATCACGATCTAATTCACTAAATACTGTAAATCCCACGTTTACTCCAATTTTTGGAAAATGTACCAAACTATAAGCCACTGTTGTTCCGCCAGCATTAGAAGTCATCCAATATTGATCTCTTCCAGCTAATTTGACTTCTTTTTCATCCCATTCAAGAATCCTAAAGAACTCACCGTTAATTTTAAACATGTAGTTCTCTTTGAAATTATTATCGTCCAACAAAAGAACAGGAGGGTTACTTCCATTCTGAATATCAAATTCTGATTCATGATCAAAAAATGTAGTTAAATGCAATCCTTTATATCCAAATTGCCCAACCTTCTTGTTGACAATTCTTCTTCTTATTTCAACTGTAACCCCAGCCATGTCGCCATCTGTCCAATTTCTTATCCAGAATTCTTGACCAGAAAATGCAACAACTTCATATTCTGTGCTGTTGTAATATAGGAAGTCTCCGATATTTACTACTTGATGTATTTCTAAAACACTGTCATTAAAGTCAACAACAGCACGTCTTTCTACAGCCAAATTTGCTTCATTTGATTCATAGATCACATTATTAACATTAAGTAATTGATATGTTATATTTGTTGTATTTGATGTTGGTAAATTTGAATCTCCGACAAGAATTAAAGCTCCATTAACTATATCTTTGATATCATATGGAGTTAATGAATATGCTGGAATTAGCACTTTCCATGATCCTCCAGTGTAATCTGGAGTATTATCTATGTCCCACAATGTCTTTGCTCCAAGATCTTCAAACAACACAGTTAAATCTGTAAACTGGAAGTAATCATTTTGATTAATCTGCGTAGAAAAATTGCTGTAAGTTATATTCGATAAATTGAATGTAAATTGACTTTCATTCAAAGGCTCATTAACGGCAGATGATACATTTGATGTTCTTCCATCCAAGTTTGAAATTGTGTAAGTTCCAGCATTCGGAGAAGGGGAAAGAACTTCTAAAACATGGTTTTGCAACATCACGCCAACATCATGAAGAATAACATCTGGAGTTACAATTGAAACATATTCATTTGTAGCTGTGCCTAACTTTCCAGACAACACTGTCATTTGGTCGGCTAGTGTTTCCCTGTCAACATACCATTCAGAATTTATATGTCTTGTAAATATTGGATTGGCTTCTCCAGATAAATGATTTTCAACTCTATTAATGTGTACCAAAAAATCAATTGCTTCTGTTGGCGGATGAACAAATTCGCTGACTTCTCCAGTAAAGCTTATTGTTTGTAATACGGCATGAAAAGGCATGAACTCTTTAAGAATATCTTGGGCCTCTAGCATTCTGTCATTGCAAAGCTCTGCAACGCCTATATCAACGCTAAAGCTGCTTCCAATACAAGATCCACAAGGATCAATGAATTTTTTGTCTATATTACATACATCATACGATGGTCTTGTGCTTCCATTGTATTCTTCCATATTGTAAATGTTTTCAGAATACGCAAATTCAGTTCTAATAAATCCAAATACCAAAGGATCAGCAAAAGGATGTTTAACTGGGACTAATACAGAAAATAAAGGATCTTGCTCGTCAATAATTCTAACATTCCAATTCTTAGGAGGGAATTCTTGATTTGCTTCATCTCTATTGTCCAGTAAAGGCAATGCTCTGAGATAGTTTTCTAATTGTTGCTCTGATGGGCTTGGTATTTCTTTGTATTTATAAAGGACACGAATTATATCTCCTTCAAATATATCAACAGAACCAGAAGACAATTCGTCGCCAATCCACGTCATTGTTATTTTTTCATTGCATTCTTCATCTTCTTCAAATCTAACGTAATCTGACGAATATTCTGTGTAGTTGCTTTCATTCTGTCTTCTAATCCAAACTCCAAAATTATTTTCATCGATTGGCAAAACAATGTTTTGCTTCGCTAATACAAATGTTGGACTGGATTCAATTTTAAAAGATTCCTGCCAAGTGTATTTTGAAGTTATTTGCCAGTGTTGTGTAAATGAATTTAACGACATCCCTGATTGAGCGAAGGCATCTGACAAAGCTCTAATAGTTCCTTTTTTCTTAAACAAAGGAATGGCTTCTTTTATTTGTCTTCTCCATAGTGTTGGATCATCTGATTTCAATCGTAGATCAAACAAATTAGACAAATACATCAGTAACGATTCGTGTATTGCGTTAGCATCATACAAATCAATGATTTGATTTGCAAAATTTTCCAGAATTGTAAATCCGCTTCCGACAGCTTGATTCAATCTTTGTGTTGTCTGAGGTGTTAAATCATTGTCTGTCAGAAACGTCTTGTACATTTCTGGCAAATATCTTTCGAGCAAAGTGTTATATTTGCCCTCTGGAGCAGCATGGGTTGGAATGGAGATGGATGCTCTTGGATCTCCAACAATGTTGAATGGTGTATGTGATGTTAATTTTGATCCAGCGGGATTTGGAGTCCAAGTCCAGCATAAAAAATAATTTCCCTCTCTAATACTTCCATTGGCATTCCATTCGAACTCAAATTGACCTTCAATCAGATTTTCATCTTGATCGACAGATTGAGCAAATTGAGAATTATCTAAATCTGTTGAAAGCCAAGCTGGATATGTTGGAGTTCCAATTACTTCAACAGCACGTCTGTCCTTGTAGTAGTACGGCATGATAATTGAACTGGAAGATAATTCTTTTTGAAGCGTTTCTACTTTTGAAAGATTTTCTGGCGTTGGGTCCAAACAAGCGGCTGCTACAGCTTTATCTAAAGCGTCACGAATTGTTTGATTTTGAATTTGATAGTCATATTCTCCCCAATTTGTTCCAATAAAATTTCTTTCTACATAATAAACAGTTGCTGAATCAATCTTATACGGAGTATCCAAACATCCACTTGCATCTGTGGTTTGTATCTTAAGCAAGATCGTATCTGTTGTTCTTGGATTGTCTGTGAAATTTTTAAGGGTCATAATTACTCATAAATGAAGTTGATGTCTATTGATCCGGGTCTAACTATTTCAAAGAATCTTGCTGTGACTATTTCTCCAGAATTTGCTTCATTGTCAGTGACAAAATTTGTTTCTGTTCCTTTGATTTCTTTGATATCAGCCAGTTCCTTTATCATGTCCGATGATTTCAAGTCTTGACCATAATCCCATTTATTCAAAGAGAAGAATGTATTTATTTTAAGATCAATCCTCTCTTTGATTTCGTCTTCAAACTTTCTATAGAACTTATCGACTAATACATCCAATGCCACATCGACTCTAATTACAACTCCATCCCTGATGCAAACATGATCTGTAATCATTTTCTTTAATTGAAGTTCTTCTGATAAAGCATTTTTTAACTGACTATTTGCTTCAATTAAGTCATCTGGTGCGTCTAATGCTAAAATATACAGATCAATAACATTGGCTGCACATCCATATTGTCTTAAAACTGCTTTTGATTTTCCAATCTTTCCTTGAAACTCTGTAATAAATTGATTGCTCAATGTTTCGTAATCATCACCAGTGACAGCACGATTTTGAGTTCTCAGCCAACTTGGAAGTTTTCTTTTAATGTCTTCAATGGTATCTCCAGAATATCCGAATTCACCTCTGGTGTAATTTTTGAATGTAACAGTTGATCTAAAGTTAAACCCCGGAACTAAGAAATTTCTTTGAAATTCAATTGATCCAGTTACTATGTTTCCAGATGTTCCTCCTCCAACTCTGTGTGTTGCATTTATTGAAGATCCATCAGAAGGTATCATTCCTGCCCTGTTATTTCCAAATATTATAAAAGCACTATAATTTGAATCGTATTCTACTCGGAATTCACGTCTCGGTTGTGAGTCTGTAAAATACTCAACTTGCACCCAAGGCATTCCATCAATATAAACATTGACAGAATTCCAAATTACAGGATTAGAACTTATTTGGAATGATTGATTCGTTTCACCAGATCCAACGAGTTGCTGAGAAATGGTTCTACCTTCTAACCCAATTAAATTTGTGTTTATAAATTGCCCGGCACTAATAAAAATAGGATCATGCAATCTTGGATTGTTGTCTGAATCTGCGGCGAACAATTCAATTGTTTTAGGGCCTTCGCTAGTTGAAAAATCAACCAAAACAGGAGTTGGAATTACTAAATCTGTTTCCAACAAATTGTTAATAGTTGCAGACCAAAACGATCTTGCTCCAACTGGTGGCTGTGGTTTAAATCCAACAAGAGTGGAAAGTCTGAATGCGTTATCAACCTCTGTTACTGTGTCGATGAATATTTCATTTGCAATCTGATCTATTTTAAAAGACATTGTGTCTGCAATGAATGACCAGTTTTCTATTAGCATTACAGCTAAATCAGATTCTACAAAGTCATTGAAGTTATCAGAAAATCGCTCTTTAATAAAATCAACCAATCTGGCTTTCATGGACCAGAAATCTTGATTAGTATAATTTACATTTGTTAAATTTGGTGTTTTAATTAAACTTGAAATGTCATAAGGTGTAACATCAAATGGACAATTTGCATAATTCATTTATCCCCCGAGCGGTAATTGTAATACAAGAGACTCTACCTTCGATATGTTCTCAGGGTCAACAAATGATATTTTGATCCCTAATATATTTTCAATCTCATCTCTTTGATCATCTTTATTAAGATCTTTACTATCGAATTTTGAAGTGACTGATATATCAGAAATCACAATACGTGGCTCCCATTTAGTAATTGAGTCTGAAATCATTTGTTTTGCAAACAATTCTAAAGAAGAATCATTCTGCTCAAAAATCAATTTTCTTAAAGGAGTGCCAAAATCTGGCAACATTACTCTTTCTCCCGGATTAGTTAAAAGAAGTTGTAATAAATCTGCTTTAATTTGTTCTACACCATTATTTTGTGCCAATAAACCTCTAGTTGTTTTCACTAACGGATATTGCAATCCAAGAAATTTCATAATTTGTTTCCTTTTATGTTTTCAGAAGTTGTTACTGTGTTGAAAAAGTAACATTTCCAGCCCCTGTATCAATAGTTTCTGTTGAAGAACTGCATGGAGCATCTTTAGCTGCTGCCATTTTAGATTCATAATCTGGATCACAACCCGCACAGTCTCCTACTTGACATTGATTGTACGCTGAAGCAAAAACTCTTTCGCTAACTGATTTTTCCGTCCAGTGAAGAATTCCAGTTAGAGGACAAATTACAGGACATCGTGCTACAATAACGCCGTAAACACATGGACCTTTACATCCTCCACTTTCTTTTGGCGGACAATCACGACCAGCCATAAGTAGAATTTTATCTTCAGCAAAAAATATGTGATTTTTCCCAGAATATCTAAAATCATCTTCTTCTACAGAACTCATACGTTTCTTAGAAACATAAGTGAACTTGTCTGAAGGATTCTTTTCTTTATCTCCAACTAACACAATATCCATATCATATGTTTGTCTAATGGCATGTCCCCCTGCCCTTAAAAAAACAATTCCCGGAGTTCCTTTGGGTCTTCCTTGAAATCTAAGGAAATGAGGACCACGACATTCCTTGTCTTCACATGAATTACATTTTTCATCTGTATTAGGATCTACGCATTGAGGATGCAAAATTTGAATAAACTGTTGTTGAGTTTCAACTTGAGAATTATCATCATTGAAACGCATTTCCAATCCATATCCAGATTTGATTTGAATGTATGCTTGAGTCGCTTTTGCAACTGGGACTCCACCTTCTTTTCTGCATGGAGAACACTGTTCATTTAGATGATCAATTAATCTAATCGCATGTTTGCTGGTGCTTTCAATATGAATCCCACGTTTTGGTCCAGCTAAATTTGGAGGACAAGCACATATATCAGGTTCTCCTATAGTGTCATCATTTAATTCAATTTTGTTTCCACTTGCAGACTTCAACTGAATGTAATTCATGTCTCCACGAAGCTTGGTATCCTTTTCCACATCGCTCATTACAAAACTGTGACCAGTCATTGATTTTATGAAGAAAACACCAAGGCATTTATCATTACATCCAAAATCAAAACTCTCTTTAGATCTTTCCCAAACTGGTTTTCCAGATGGCTCCTCTACAGAATCATCCATAACCATTGTATGTCCTCCAATGGAAAGAAATTGAATTCCAGTTTGAGGAAGTTGGCATTTGTTGTTTTGAGGAGTTCCCGGACCTTTATAAGGACGACATTCATTCTCATGCTTAAAGAATTTATTTGCTCCACCTTGTGATTTATAATATTTAGTTGGATCATCAGGTGGAAGCCCCGGAGTGCTTGGATGTCCTCCAAGAATCTGATTTTGAGACCCACATGTTTCTTTTTCTATAGGCTTTCCGTGGAAATCTGTTAAATATGGAAGATCTCCTGAACTTGTAGAGCAAACATCAAGAGATCCTCCTCCCGGATCTGGAGGACATTGAGGATGTGCCCATTGGCCGCCATAATGCAAATGGTCGTCTTTCATGATCATCCAGTTTCCACAACCAGACATCATTTCTATTCTTTTCCACCTTCTATTACACTTTGCATTGCCATCAACCATTTTAAGCATATGCTTTTCTGGAGTCTTAAATCCATAAATGTTTGGATAAGTGGCTCTAGTTTGCTCCAAAGGATCTTCTGTAAATTGTGTCAAGTCATCAATATCAGATGCGTTAGCGTTTTCTGTATTCCAAGGAGGAAATACTTGTGACTCATCATCTGGTCCAACTAAGTATCCTTTTCTATGACCTCTGTAAACACTTTCATATTCCCGATTTGGAAATACATTAAGAAGTTTTCTTCCTCCCGTACCTCTATTTCTATGCCAAGTTGTTCCAATATAAAATGCAGCGTCTCTTGATCCGCCTTCAAAAAATATAACTAAAGTAGACCCAGCAGGCGGAACCCAACTCATTCCACAATCATCAAATCCACCCATATTAGAAACTGGAGCGGCAAACGGAAGACTGAGAACTGGAACATCTGGTCCATGCAATACAGGATGATAAAACCTAACTCTATTTTCCTTCCATGGATCAATAGTTTCTATGCACAAGGCTCTTGTAAGCCCATACATTATGTTTGGAGTCCTTCTTGATTTGAAGCGTCTTTTTCGAGAAGCTTTATTAGTGTAACCAATAGTATTGACTACATCCTCCAAATATCTCAATCTCTCTTGATCTTGTTCAGGCTGACTTTCTTTGTTCATATTTGTGCTCCATCTGCTGCATTTCCAATTGGATTATCTAAAAGAGTATCAAATCCCGGAGATGTACACCGCAAAGAAAAAGTTGTTGTATATGTTCCATTTTCTATTTTATGATTAAGCTTTTGAATTAACCAGTTTTTATTACTTAACCATTCATTACATGGAGGCTTAGAAAGCCAATCTCCACAGTTTGAAGATCCAGAAGGCAAAAGATGAAATGGATTGACAAACGCAATGGATACTGTTTTCCCATTAATTACTCCGTCAGATTGAGTTGGCAATGTTGGATCTCCAACAATGACTAGATCAGCCATAATTCCATCTTCCATGATATGGATTCCATCTTGGACCATTTGCTTAGCATTCGCATCAGCTTTTTTCTTTGTAGCATCAGAAGCAAACTCACTTCTATGAACTTCAGAAGGGGGAGTTGATAATACCTGTCCAGAACCTTTTGCACCTTCACGAGACAATTGTTTGCATTTTGTGACACCTTGTGCTTTATTTTGTGGAAGACCATCTGCTTCAATTGTTGCATCTGGAATTTGGCCACCGTTTGTTGGAACTGGTCCGAAATCCCATTTAATTCTTGGATTAAACTCAATCACAGGTGTATCGGAACCTCCATTTACAATATAAGTTCCTACACAAATCTCTTGAGATGCAATTTCATCACAATCAAACACTGGACGTTCCCAAAATATAATTTTACCTCCATCTTCTGTTGATTCATAAACAGGAACAAATATTTTGTCTCTTTCTGTTTCGAAACCTCCAATCCAAGATTTGACTGTTTCTAGTTTGTTTGCTGCATTGCCTTTCCAACTATCTTTTGGACCTTCATCATTTGGAAATCCTTTGAATTTTACATCATATTCTACAACTCCAGTTTGATTGTTCAGTCTGCAATATTCAACACTTTTTACTTTTGGATGCGGGTCTTCAGTAAGCAGCTTTTTAATTGCTTCTTTTAGAGTAATTGCATTCTTTCCGGTTTCTCCATAAATATTTTCTATTCCACCTTGAACAGCAAGGTTCATTGTGTCAGTTGCCGTGATTTCATGAATGAATTTTCCTTGAACAAAATTGGTTTCAATTGCCGTCAACTGAAGATAATGCACCTTAGATACATTTGAAGGAGGTGGTGTTGGACATCCAGATTTTGTCCATCCCCATTGAATTGTAATAAACCTATCTTCTTCTCCTTGCAATTCTTTGACCATGTTTTTTAAAAACACGCCTAAAGAACTTCCTTGTTGGTCATGAATAGTAATCTTGCACTCGCCACCATCTGAAATTCCGAAATTAAAACTTTTTATTACAGCAGAATTTTCCAAAGATGGAGAAGATTGATTGCCAACAGTTATTTTGTTGCCGCCACCGCCTCTAAACACGCAAATAACCCAAGGAGATAAAACGTTTCCTTCTTCTACTGTGATAATTTTCCCGCATTGATGTTTTTTTGCACATCCAACTAATGTCATTAAATACTCCCCGGTAAAATAATCGTTATGCCAGCCTTAAAGTTGAATATGTCACTTATATTGTTGACCTCAAGAATCTTCCACCACATATCAGAAAAACCATAATAGTCATATGAAACTAAATCTGGTCTGTACTCTACGCCTTTAGTAATCATCATTACTTTTTCTGATCCAGTCTTTACATAATTTTTTCTTTTATAGGTTTCGAATGTTATGAAATTTTGATCTCCATAATACAAAACTTTAGATGAAAGGTAACGACTTCCTATTGAGACTAAATTATCGGCTTTAATTGGTGCAATTTTAGTTTTGATCATTTTATCTCCCTGATTGAACTATTCTGCTTTGAAAAGGCAGATCATTAGATGTGTATACAACAATCCAAGATGTCTCTACATCAAACTTAAAAGGACAGAAATTAGTTTCGCTCCAAGCAACTTCTGTTGGAAATTTGACACTGTATGATTTAAGAACACAGCATAAAGGAGTAGATTCAGATAATAAAGATCCACATTTTATTTGACAAACAACAGGAGGAACAAAAGGCGATCCTCCAGAACCCTCTCTAGGATAAAGAGCACTTTGTATCCATCTTAAATATTTGATATTTTTTTCAGCATCTTCTTTGTTGATAACAAAGAAGTGCATTTGCACGCCAATTGATCTATCGCCAGAATGAGAGTAAGTATATAAAGGCGTGGATCTGCCTATGATTGCCTCTGTATTGTAGATCGCATCCTTAGAGTCAGAAATTTCTGGAAGATTGTTTAATGTTATGATTCCGGCGTTTGGAATATTAATTGTGCAATTTGGGACTGGAGCCAAACTGCCACTATTAGTTGCTTTCATGTTTTACTCCAATTAGTAGTTTGTTGTAGCCGTTGGAGAGTAGTCTGCAAATGTAAGATCCCATTCTCCCGAACTTTGTTCTTGTGAAACTCTCCTCATTTTTTTGCCACTTTCTGGCGGCAATCCATTATTTGAAGTTTTTATCAAATTGCTGCGAACAGATGTTGCATAAGCTGTATTTGTTTCAATCTTAGCAAGATAATCAATCATAACTTTCATCATATTTTGCTCTTGTGCAAGATATGATTCAATTCCATCCATGCCCGCAATGGTTGAGCCAGAAGGAGGATGAGATCCATATTTTTCTTGAGCAACTCTTGATTCTGCATCCATCGTGCCAGCAATTATAGGTGACACAGTTCCTTTAATAGAATCTGAGTAATCTAAAAGATTAGTTGAAGTTTGACCCTTAGCGGAATCGGAATCTGAGTAACCAAAAAGATTAGTTGAAGTTTGACCTTTAGCGGAATCGTAACCCACAAGAGTCTGACCTTTAATGGAATCTGAGTAATCCATAAGATTAGTTGAAGTTTTACCCTTGTCATTTGGAGTTTTAACAATTTTGCTTAAAACAGTTCCTTGTTTTAATGCCTCGATCATTCCGCCAACTGGATTTTGCAATATGCTTCCAATCATATCTGAGTAATACATGGAATCTCCAGCATCGGCGACACCTCTACCTTCTGTTTTTTCTGAATTCGACTTATTTGTAAAAGCATTTGTTAGTTTGCTATAAATCGTGTCTTCACCAAGAGGGTTTATGGATTTAAATGCAGATTCCATAGCTCCTACTGGATTGACAATTGCAGAAGTCAACATTGTGATTCCTGAATCCATAGCATCCATAATTTTTACAGGATCAAATAATCCAAGTCCTAATCCTCCTAAAACAGATAATTTTGAATTATTCTCTTTTTCTTTTACAAATCCTCCTAAATTTGAATCATTTTTCTTTTCTGAATCAGAAGTGTTTGAAATAGAATTTTTACAAAGCATTGCTCCTAGCCCACTTTCAATTGCACTCTTAGCATTTTCTTGATCAAATAACCCTAATCCAACGCCTCCATTAACTTCTGTAACCTGTTTCAATGGTTTATCTAACAATGCTTTAAACAATTGTTTTTCTGTTTCAAGCATTTGTGATTGATCTGATTTGCATAGTTTTTCATTGTTAAAGCTAGAAAGAATTGTTCCCATTCCTCCTTCGATTGCACTCTTAGCATTTTCTTGATCAAACAAACCAAGTCCAACACCTCCTGAAATATACTGTGTTTTTGAATCACATGAGTCATTTAAAGCCTCAATTAATCTTTCAGAAACTTCAATAAGCTCAGCACCAAAAATTTCTTTTTCTTTGAATGTTGATGCTAAAGATTGTTGTGCTGTCGGAATTGATGCTAAAGATTGTTGTGCTGTCGGAATTGATGCTAAAGATTGTTGTGCTGTCATTCCAGAAACCATTGTTCCTACGCCACCTTCGATTGCACTCTTGGCATTTTCTTGATCAAACAAACCAAGTCCAACACTGCTGGCCGAATTTTTAGCTACATCATTTACAGGAATTGCTGCTAAAGACTCCGTTGGATTTATGGTTTCTGTCTTTGGCAATTCAGTTGATAAAGACAATCTTTTGATTTGTTCTTCTAAATCAGAGATAGTTTTTTCTGTTGTCGCTTTAATTTTTTCATCATATTCTTTATCGGTTTGAGATGCTTTGGTTGCAGGATTAATCCATGATGGAAGCCATCTGCTATCCAATTCTTTTGTACTCATTTCTAAATTTTTGTTTTGACCAGATAGATCCATTTTCTTTTTTGCTAACAAATTATTCAATTCTGCAAGTTTGTTTGATGGATTTTCTCCTGTTTTTAAAATTGATTTTTCATCAACAAGTTGTTTTTGTCTTAACTGATATCCGTTTGCTGCTATATCTGCTGATTCTTTAAGTCTTTCAGCAACAACATAACCTTCATTCCAAACTTTAGATACCTCTGCTGTACCTGCCACAGCAGCACCAACTCCAGCACCAATTAATGCTCCGGGAGCACCTGCAAAACCACCAATCATCGCTCCATTAACGGCTCCACTGGCCATCGATCCATAAGCACCAACAAGTTCGTCAGAATTTCCACCTCTTTGAAGACCAATAGTATCGCTGACTATCCCAGAAATACTTCCAGAATCTGTTCCTGTAGTGGCTTTGCCTGTTACTGCCCCAAGCAATGTAGCATATGCCGCTCCGTGTCCTGTTTGCTCTGCTTCACTATACCCTCTCATTCCCCCAGATGCAGCGTCATATGCAACCATAGCTGGTCCAAGAAGCTTTCCAAGTGTGCCTTTAAGTCCAGCTTTGGCGGCAGTGCCAGCAACGCCAGTACCAACAGTGCCAACAGATGTAGATGCCGTTGATAGTGCTTGTTTAAGTGCATATCCTGTTATTCCAGCATCTATTGCCGCTGCACCATAATCAATAGCTCCTAGAGGCTCTTCTGTCTCTACTAAAACTTCTCTCATTGGCTCAGGAGAAGACACTGTGTTGTTGCCAGAAACTGCATTATTGAATGTGCTTCCATTAGTGCCTGCAACTCCAACTCCAGTTCCACCGCCACAAATACAATCAGGCCAATTGACTACAAAAACTTGTTGAATTATATCTGACAAACCACCATCGCCGATTCCACCAACTCCACCAACTCCACCAACTCCACCAACTCCACCAACTCCATCGCCAATGCCACCATCAGATGGATTGACTTCTGGTTCTTCACCACCTCCGAACAATTTTGAAGCACCATAAGCCAAACCAGCAGCAGCAGCTATGCCCAATCTAAGTTTGCCTTTTCCTTTAAAATTCATTGCTTTTCCAAGCAGACCGCCAGTTTTTCCAACAGTTTTTCCAGCTTTTGCTCCTGTGGCAATAACAGGCTTAGCTTTACCAAAACCCAAAAAACCTTTCATGCGAGATAATAATCCGCCACCAGCAGCAGCACCTCCAGCAGCAGCAGCACCACCAGCAGCAGCACCACCAGCAGCAGGAAGCAATCCTCTTAAAAAAGAAAATCCCTGTATGCCGCCTAGTATAGTCATTGTTAAAGTTCCTAATGCTGCACAAGCTTTAGTAATAAACAAAACAAGTAATGTCAAATCATCATTTATTGTTAACATGTTAGTTATAAAACTTTGTAACGATGTATTCATTTCTCTCATCCATTCATTCAGAGCGGTGACTGGGTCTACATCTGTTTTCTCTTTGTTACTTAACGCTCTGCTTACTTCATCTATTACCTGAGATGCTGTCAATCTATCATTGACATTACCAGATTTCAAAGATTCTGTAGCTTTTTCAAGCGTCATACCTCTACTTGAAAACTGAGTATTAAGATCTTTTCCAGATTCTTTTGCCCTAGCCGCCAATGAATTCATTAATTTGTCCGCAGATTGATCAGTATTGACAGTAAGTTCTTTTGCTAAAGCAGGTCCGAAAGTTCTTTCTAATTCTTTTTGGACACTAATTTTAGCTTCAGAAAAACTTTGTCCTGTTTTGCTCATTTTATCAGCTATTTTTCCAAACACTTGTTCAGCATTTGAAGATTCCATTTCATTTTTTTGTCTCACAAGAGCTTTTGTGGCATCTAAACCTTCTGCACCTCTATTAGTTGCTTCTGCAATTTTTTCTCCAAGATCTTTTAATTTATCACCTTCTGTCTTTTTCCCCTCTTCAAAAGTTTGATATACTCTTTCAAATTCTCCGGGAAGTGCTCCGACCATATGTTGGAAATTGGTCTGAATGATGGCTTGCTGCTGATGAGTCATTCCTTTCAAGGCTTCTGTAATATTGCTCAAATCAATTTTTGATGCTTCTTCATCTCCAATCACACTGCCGAGAGCCATTCTAGCTCTTGCACCCATGTTTTCTTGTCCTTGAGCCATTAATTCTTTGTCATCATTAATTGCACCGCTTCTAATAGCCCAATACATTTCGTCTGGTCTTCCTGCTTTGCCTTTGCCAGTCATCATTGAGTTTAGAAGTTTTTTTGTTTTTTCATCAGCGTCGAACATGTTTGTTCCGCCACTCATGGCTGTCATCAATGGCGTTATAGTTTCTTCAACGCCTAATTTTTGAGCAATTGCAATCATGTTCATTACATTTTTGGCAGCAGTATCTGTAAGAGATCCAGTGTTTCGCATAACCTTCATTACTGAATTAGCAGACTTCATAGCGTTTTCAAGATTCTCGCCGGTTACTCCAGTATGCAAGGAAATGTCTCTCATCGAGCGTCCCATGTTGGATAGTTCATTGGACGACATTCCTAAATTCATATGCCAATCCATAAACATGTCATTTGTTGCACTGGTAGACATTCCCAATGCTGATGCTGCTTGCAATGCTGCTGATGTTACAGATTTTTGATCCTTCTGTTGACGCTTAGTAATTTCTGATTGTGATTTCCCGCTCTTTTCCATTTTGCTCGTGTAAGCGTAACCACGTTTTAAATTTTTGATATATTCCGCATCGAATACTGAAGAAGCTACGCCTGATGCGTTACTTGCGTTGTCTATGTCAAATAACTCATGTTCCATTGTTCTATCATTTTGACTATAACCTTGAGTTTGGAATATGACTTCTCTTAGATTTTCTCTTAATGTATTGGATTCAATCGCCGCACCTTTCCATATGTCGGAAAAATTAGTTTGAAACATATTAGACATTTGTCCAATATGGTAAGCTCCTATTGAAGATACATCCTTTAACATTGAGCTCCATCGACTGCCAGATAAACCATCTGAATCGTCGCCGCCGCCGCCGCCACCATGACTGCCTACCGCTGACATAGCGTTTTTTGTATCTAAACGCAGTTTGTCAATAGAAGTTTCCATTCTTTGTGCAGAACCACACAATCCACAATCAGCTAAAACTTGTTTTAGTTGGTTTAAACCTCTGCTGTGGAAGTGGCCAATACCAACCCAAAATGTGTTTGGACTAGCACCCATCTTTACTATTTGTTGTACAGATTTTCTGATTAGATTGCTTTCTGTTGAACCTTTTTTGTAATTTTTGCCACTACTTGTTTCTGATTTGTTAATACTTTTGAAACAATCAATTACAGATTTAAACCAGCCTTCAGCATCCTCGGAATCCTTTTGAAATACGCCGTCCATCTTCGAAGAAAGTTCATTGACAGCAGAAACGACTTTTGCCAATGCAGCTTCTGCATTGGCGTCTTTTGTTTCGAGAATTTGAGACACTTTTCCGCTCAATGAACTCATCATCGAACCAGCGTCAATAACGCCAGCGTCTCTTCCAAATAGGTCTTGTGCCATTATTCTCCATTACAAGTTTGTATCAGGTTCTATGTTTGTCATAGACTGTTGTTCTGGTGGATAGTTAATCAAGTTTCTATCTAATCCACCTGTAATAATATCTTTCGCCTCTAAGCTCTTTCCTCTTAACTGTCTTTGTTGCGATTGAGTAAGTTCGCTTCTCCATTGTTCGTATGAAGTCAATTCGTTCGCCTTAGTTTGTAATCTTTGTTGTATCTGTTTTTGAATGTTAGTTCTGATTTGTTCTAGTTCGCCCGGACCAAATGATCTCACGCTTCCCAAAACAGTCATTAACCATTCTGTATCAAGTCTTTTTGGCTGTTTGACTCCCATCCTAACATACATTCTAAAAGCATTTGCCATGTACTTGTCATTTCTGACATGAAAATAACTGAAGTTTTTGCCGCCGTAATTTGTTAGTAGTCTTTGTACGTAAGGAAATGTTAAGTAATGTAAATTTACGCCACGAATATATTTTGGCCATATATCTGTAACAATTAACATTGGATAGGGATCATGAATGACATTTGGAATCATTGCATAACTTTGTGGATAATGAAATGAAATCAATGATCCTCGTGTAATTTTATTAACACTTGGACCATGTTGATTAGATGCAATTCTTTCTATTGGATTGTAAGATTCAAATAGACCAACGATAATTCATCCTCATGCAATTAACATGCAATTATTGTTAAGACTTACTGTAAATTTGAGCAGAATAATCAGTTCCGCTAGTTGAACGAACAGATACACTTCCTCCACTTTCTTCTTCAGATTCAATATTCCTTTCTTTTTCATCTCTTTCAGCTTCTAAACTTTTTTCGAAGAATCTTTTGATTTCTTTGTTGACAGCTTCAATTACTTTTTTACCGGCCTTTTTCTGATCGGTTCCCTCATCGCTGAGGAAGTCATTGAACATTTCTTCAATTGGGAGTGGATAAGCCGAGCCATATGGGTGGGTTTTGTTTTCTTTTTGGACTCGGAAAGCGAGTTGATCGCCAATTTTATATATTCTAACTCCATCGAAACTTCCATTTTTAGTAGGACTTACACAGAAAATGTACGGTTCATCATCTGAATCTGCATCGATAAAATTATCGACTTTCATGCCGCCCTGTTCCAAAATTTGTTTTAAGATGCCAAGTTGTTTGACACATTCACGTTTTTTCTTGTTTACGAATTCACCAAAACTTTTACGTCTCATTAGTCAATCTCCTTAGCCGGATGTATTGGCATGTTTTCTGTGTGCATTCTTGCAGCTATCTTGATCATCGCTGCAAAACGACCAACAGACCATGAAGTCGTTGGTAATAAACTCATGTTTTGAATATCGGAAATCAATTGTTTGTTGTCCATTCCTTCAATTGATTCTGGCGTGTATCCCTTGCCATAACACAATTGAGTCATAGCTCTAGTGACTGCATGTTCTTGAGAATATCTGTTTTCAACATATTGTTTGAATGTTTTCATTAGCATTGTCTCATCAACAGAATCTTAAAATTATCTCCGGGGCACTTGGAACACATCTTTGAACTCTCAAAAGATCCGTTGGATTTCCTTGCCATAATGTTTCTTTGTATAACATGCCTTGTAATGACACAGCAGATTCTTTTACCAAATCTAAAGTTGCCGTCAAATACAAAGTGCCATCTCTGTAATCAATAAATTCAACTTCTTCAATTCCCATCTTTCCTTTCTGATCAATTTCTCCACTCTCTTTAATGTAGTAAATGCTCATGTGAGGAACAGTAATGATGGAACCTTCTTCATCAATAAAGGCTTCTTTATTGTCATTGTTGCCTGTACGAACCACTAATTTTCCATCTAAGAATGCAGCCTTTAGACAATTGCCAAGATCCCAAGCCAAATGACAAACAGTTCCATCTTGATTAACCACATTTATTACAAAAGCTCTTTCTTTAAATTGATCGGCAATTGACTCAAGAACAACACGTCTTCTCAAAACATCTTTCTCTTCTGGACTTCCGCCTTCCAATCTGCGAAGTTCTGCTTCTTTGAGATATCTGTCCGGATCATCTTCACGCAAATACCACCGTCCAATGTTTACATCGCCCCAACGAGAATTAAATCTGCTTGAAATTCGAATTGAATAATCTGTTTCTTCAAACACAATATCTTCGTTTGCACCGCCACTTCCAACTTGAACGCCACCAATTAAGGATGCGATAAACTTTCTGTGCATGTCTCCTTTAGCTCCTCCCAAACCACTAAGTTTGACATACACTTCGTTCAACATTGCAGCTTTGTCTAAAGTTGATGTAATGTGACTGACAATTGAAGTTGCAGGATTTGTTCTGTCAAAATCTTTTTTAATCAATTGTCTTATTTCTTTTGAAGATTGAAATATATTAGAATTTTGTCTTAAAAAGTTAATATCAAGATTGTCTTCAACAAACTTTCTTTGAGCAGGTTCTAATTGACGATTTCTAACGCTCATGATAGATTGAATCATGGCGTTAGGATCTCCCTTAATTGACTCTTTAACAAATTTGATTTTCCAGATTTCAAAATCGTCTCCGCCATCTTGTTCTTCTGGCATGTCTGGGTGTGCTGGATCATCCGATAAATCTTCTTCACCCGGTTGCATGTCCATTGTCATCTGATTGGTGTCTTGTTGTGGCTGTTGCATATTCTGTCCCATTGGATCACCCGGACCTCCCGGTTGACTCATAGGAGGACCACCAGCGGAGGCATTTGGAGAACCACCAACTCCGGGCAAATCTACTTCTAAAATTGTAAGATCACCGAGCCATTCAATTTCATTAATTCTATTTGCCATATTTGTGTTGCTCTCTTGATAGGATTATGTTATTATGTAGTAATAGAATTGGATAAATCATGGCACTTAAAGGTTTTTACAAACCACTCTCTGGAATTTTCGGAAAGTTAAATGTTCTTAAATATCAAGAGCACCAAAAAAACTGTGCTTATTTTTTATGTAAATGTGAATGCGGAACAGAAGTTGTTGTTTCGGGCGTGAGATTAAGAAACGGAAAGACAAAATCTTGTGGTTGTTTGACATATAATAATCTTTTAGGGAAAAAATTTGGAAAACTTATAGTAATTGAAAGATCTGGAACCGACAGTAAAGGAAAGCCATTATGGAAATGTCAATGTGATTGTGAAAAACAAACAATTGTAAGAAGTCAAAACCTTATAACCGGCATCACAAAATCATGTGGATGTTCAAATCCAAATAAAACACAACAGTCAATTAATATGATTGATGAAGTCAGTGGTCACTTGAGAGTTATCAGTTATGCCGGAACAAATAAATATCAATCCGCCATGTGGAATTGTATGTGCAATCGCTGTGGCAATACAAAGATTGTATCTGGAAGACATATAAGAAAAGAAATGATTCGGTCATGCGGGTGCTTGGTAGGATCTAAATCATTCAGAAAATATACATATGACAAAAATACTTACAGATCTGCTTTGGATTTGCTTTTTGTTTTTATTTTAGAGAAACTTCATATAGATTTCGTTTATGAGCCAAAACATTTTAAAATTAATTTTCAAGGGAGCATCGTAACTTACACTCCAGATTTCTATTTGCCCGGTTTTGAATTATGGATTGAAATTAAAATGTCGGAAAACAATTCCAAATTTGCCAGTCCGGTTGATAAATTTTATGAATTTGCAAAAACTTATAAGTCGAAGTTAGTTACAAAATCAATATTACAGACAATGCTAAATATGCCAATGGATAAAGTGTATAAATTGTGGCGGTTAAAACAATATGATCCAAAATTTGGAAAAAGTTTTATTTTAAATCACGTAGATTTCAATTTTTTATTTTGAGTCAATTTATTGATTGTCTTGAGCATTTCACGTTTACTACCTTCAATAACTACATTATTTTGTTGACTCGCAGCGAGATATCTTGGGAATGTGTCTTTTTCTTTTAATTTCATTCTTGTTCTTAAATCCGCAATTTTTGCCATCTTGTCATTTACATCAGTATTAATTTTTAACAAATTAACAATCGCTTCTTTGCTCGAAGAACTGGCATCTCCTTCATTCATAACCATATCTAAGAAGTTCGTTAAAACCTCTCCAACGCTTTCTCGGTCTTTACGACAATTTTGCAAAATCTCGTCATACAAATCTATAACATCTTCATCTTTTACGATGCACTCCTTTTCTGGCTCTGTCATTTCTGTCATGCTAGACATACTTGACATACTCGGAATTAAACTTTCAATTTCAAGTTCATCGAATTCATCTTCAAAATGTTCTTCTACAAGTTCTTGATTTACGGTATCCGATTCTACTTTTGTATTTGGTTTGTTTGTCATGATTGAGGTATATATGATAGATAAATGTATATTAAGGGGATCTATGTTAGACGATATATCTGTCCAAATCTTAGCTCAATCATCTGAAAACATTCAAAAGCTTTTCGATTTGAGTACAAGAATTGATGAAAGAGTTAAAGCAATTCAATCTAATCAATCTAGTCTTGAAACCAGAATTTCAACTCTGGTTGAATCAAATTACATAGTAATGCAAAAAATTGCTGTTCTTGAGTCAAAAGATTTTAGATTATTCGACACCAAAATAACAGAGTGCGAAAAAGAAAATACTGTACTTGACAAACGATTGATAATCGTAGAATCATCAAATGGACAAAGTCAAGATCGCTGGAATAAGATTATGTCTTTTGTTATTCAACTTGTATGGGTAATCTTAGCAGCTTGGTTGTTAATGAAATTAAACTTACAGGCACCAGCAGTGCCTTAATAAACATATGGAAAAAGAATCTGTCTTACTTATAAAGTCTATGGTAGAATCAACCATTAGCGATTATTTTTGGTGGTTTGTTATCGCCGGAACAGCTATTTTTTGCAAAAATTTAATTGAAAGTATTGTTTCTGGACTGATGTTCTATTATGGAAAAGACTATAATGTCGATGATGAAGTATATTTGTATGGATCAAAAAAAGCACGTATTGTTAGACAAACAATTGCAAAAACAACTTTCTACATTTATGAGAACAATAGAAAGTTAATTGTTCAAAATAATGTAATCCCAAGTATGCAAATAGAAACAGTTCTTAGAACCGATTTTAAAGATTCATGATTTGGTTCCACAACAGCATACATACATCAGAAATTAATACACCTTGTTGGAGTAAAATATGAACAATTGGAAGTTTCAAGAATATAAGAATTTAAGGGAAGCTGCCGAAAATAAAGATAAAAGTGGCGAAGCACAACCGCTCGGTGCTAAAATCTCCCTTGGTGACGGCAACGACTTCGAACCGTTTCAGGTAAGTGACGATCCGAAAAATGAACATTATGGCAAAAATAAAAATCTGGCTCCTATTGTACGGGCCTTCAAAGGCGGCGGTAACTGGGGTTGGTCCAGAGATGACGGATCAGGACAAGATAAGCCAGTTAAGATCGGAAGCAAGAAACTATTTTTGACTGGAGGGGCTGTAAGAGATCATCTTAAAGGTCGTAAATCCAGAGATATTCAACTTGGCACAAATGCTTCTCCTGATGAAGTTTATCATCTATTGAAACAAAATGGATTTGAATTTGTTAAAGATGATGGCACTCCAAAATCTGGATCTAAAAATGCCCATCCAAATCGCAAAGAAGGAAGCAAACAATTCTTTTGGGTTGAAAAATCTAATAAAAATGGTCGCCCATTCGTGTTTGGACTTAGAGTTAATGAAGATCAGTTTTCATTAGAAGTGTTTTCTAAGACTTCAAGAGGCGTCGATAAAGAAATGGAACCGGGAACTCAAGGCGAAGACGCTGCCTCAAGAGACTTTACAATTAATTCTATGTACATCCTATTGTCTAATGACAATGGGCCAAATAAAGAATTAAATGACTTTCATGGCGGAATTCACCACTTACAGTCCGGCAGAATCGCATCAGTTGGTGATTTTGGGAAGAAAATGAAAGAAGATCCAAAACGGCTTCTGAGATATGTTAGATTCATGCACGGTTACGGAGACTCTAAGAAAATCCCATCAGAAGAACGAGAAATTATTGGCAAAAGTGCTGAAGGTCTTGGAAAACTTGATCGTAAAACAATCATGGGAGAATTCCGAAAGGGAATGGACAAAGATGATTCGGATTCCAGAGGATATCTTAAATTGTTTAAGGATCTTGGTCTTATGGAAAAATTGTTCCCCGGTAAATCAATTGATTCAGATCTTCCAAAAGAACTTTCTGAACTGGGAGACAAAGATATGCCAATTGCTTGGGTTCTGAGAAACAACCCACCAGAGGCTCTCGAAGATATCGGATTCGATGATAACGAAAAAAAGAAGATCGCATTCTTAATTAAGTCACTTGGAATGAATGAAAACTTGGATGGTGATCGTCTTACAGATCTTACTAATGGTTACATGAGCAGTGGGATTTCAGGTAGAAAGTTACGAGAATTCGCAACAAAAATGGGTCATCTTGATCCATCAATTGTTGACGCATTTTTGTCTTATGCTAAGAGTCCAAGAGTAAAGCACCGTATCTCTGGTGATGATGGAGTAGAAAAAATCTCTGATGAGTTTCAAGACTTAGTCGATCCATTCACAGGACACGAGAATTCTCAAGGTATTGCAGAACGCAAGAAAAATTTGGAGTTGAGTAACTTCAAAAAACACATGGAGTACATGAGACCAGTTTGATCTATTTGCAGGTCATGCAGGCTGCAAATAGATCGGGGCTAGTGCTTTTCAGCACTAACCCCTTTTTTTTTTTTTTTTTTTTTTGGAATTGAAAATATTTTTGTGAAAAATTTGT